TCTGAATACCGTTATCATTGATAACTGCCCCGGACTTATTACCAAGGGAAACGGTTGCACCTGTATTTTCTGCCATGTTGGAAGTACCGTCATCAGTTTTGAACACCGCACCGTTTCCAATAGCAGCCTGTGTGTTAAAGGTTGCATACTCAATCAACATCAAGATTTCAGTTGCACAAGCAGCCTGAACAGTCAACTGTTCCCAACCAGTGCCACGGTTCTGTGCAAGTTTTCTGACGTTTGCACGTGTTGCGTTCTGTGTAAGACCTGAAAGCGGTTTTGCATTTGCAATACTTGCAAGCATATCAGCAGCAAAGTCAGCAACCTGTGCATCATCCAAGATATAAGCACTTGCAGAAGCATCCCAAAGTGAACCTTCAAATGCGGAATGATAAGAATAATCATTTTCTGCACCGTTCACAATAAAGTCAGGATGCAGTTTGAATCCCGCCTTTGGTGTATCAGACACATACCAACGTGCCTTGCGGATGATTGAACCCTTGGTTGTCTTTTCAGTGATAAGTGGAACAACCTTGTAATAGAACTTTGGTTGTTCAACCATAGTCTGAACGATTGTACCCGCTGCAAACTGTAAAGCACTGTCAGGTGTTTCAGTTCCTTCCGGGTTAAGGTCAACCGCCATGGTCAACTTACCAGTGGTTGTGAAAGCTGCATCACCCTGATATGCTACAACCTTACCGTCATTTGTCAGGTTACAAAGTTTTCTTCCACCAAATGCCTGAATAGAATCAAAACCTTCACCCGGTGTGCGACCTACCGCACCCGCAAGACGTGTGAACTTCTTATTTGTGAAATCCACTTCAACACCATAAATGTCATCATCTGTATAACCAACAAATGCTTTCAGGTCTGCAATTTCTGCTTCCAATGCCTGAATGTCACCAATAGTTGCGTATGCACCCGGATTGACTTCAAGGGAAACATTGTCTGCATTTCCTACTGTGGTATACAACTGAATGTATGCAGCGGTGACAGTAACACCGTTGTAAGGTGGCATATAACAGTTACCTGATGTTTCGATTGCAACCGCATATAAGATTTCACCCTTGTCAGGGTCAATCGCATACAAACCAAGGGTACGCATATAATACCCGGTTTTCACTTCTGCGTTGGTATACGCACCTTCAACCTTGATTGCAACCTCATTTGTTCTTGTAACCTTGGAAACAAGGGTTGTCTGTTTCACGTTACTAAGTGCGGTCAAGGCTGACAACTGATTTTCAGTGTACTGGGTACTTGATGCACAAATCTTTGTGAACTCAATGTTACCAGTCCCGGCAATCATCTTTGCCATAAGTGCCTGACCGTTTTGTGTAATGACTAATTTTGAAAATTCTGCCATTATTTTTCACCATTTCCTTTCTGATTTTTTATTTTATTTCAATGAAATCCACTGTCACAACCCCGGATGCAACCAGTGCATCACTATTTGCTTTCAAGGTTTCATTAAAATCTTCTGTGATTTGTAACATAGCGGTGTGAACCACCCCACCGCCAACACTTGCTGAACCGTCAGCCCGCATTGTTTCATTGAACGCATCTGACACTTCCAAACCTTCCACACTGACCACACCACCACCAAAGGCAACGTTGCTTTCCACTGCAAAGACTTCCTTGAAGTCATTTGTGATAGTGAACCCATTGATGAACACCATTCCACCACCAAACAGAGCAGCACCCTTGATGTTGCAAGGAATACTGTTCTGTGAATCAATGACGATATTACAAGGAATCATCTGATTGATGATATTTTCAAGTTCTTCCACCTGTCCGAACAATTCAAGGTTTGTCTGAATCGTCAGGGTGTACCCTTCTGTGAAATTGTGGGTCAAGGTAAAATCTGTGTCACTGCATAATACAATCAGTTTTTGCAGCAGTGTTTTCCATGTGTACGGTATTCTATTGAACCATTTACTGTGAACCCTTGACCTTCTTGATTCAAGGGTATCTTCATTTGCCGGGTGAATACCAAGCATCTTTTCAAATCGACTAATACCGTATTCATCAGCGGTTGCAATAAAGCGGTTGCACAAAACCCTGTCAACCGCTTTCCACATAATATCAAATTCAGGGTTTTCCCCTTCCAGTGCTGCGACTGGTTCAATGTAGGACTGCATGAACTCCGGCAAATAAGAAACAAGGTCAACTTCCCTTATCATGCAGACACACCCCCTATCACTGGGATGTTATAAGTTCCAAGGGTCAGGTTGCTTGCTGAACCGTTTATCTTGGTGTTTGCAATATCTGCCACACCCGGAACTGCAAGTATTCTTGATTCAATCTGACTGATTCTGACAATGGTGGATGTTGTTGCAGCCCACCCCTGTCTAAGTTCCAACAGGTACGCATCAACTGCATCCTGAATTGCAGTTTTCAGATTTGACCAGTTATAACCTTCATCAAAGGTCACCGTTGTGGTGACATATACCAAGGTTGCACCCGCTGATTTCACACTGACCACATGACCAATAGGGGCAAGTCCAACACCTTCACCCGCATTTTGCACTGGGTCAAGTGCAGTCTGAACCGTATCAATCAAAGTTTTGGATGCTTCACCAAAGTCATCTGAATCAACGATTGTAACAAGGACAGTACCGCCAACGGTCAACTTCTTTTCCTTTGCTGCATCAAATACGGTTGACAACCAAGACTTCACATCACCGTCAGGAAGGGAAGCAATATTTGCCTGAACCCAAGTCTGAACAGTTGTGTTTGGAATCATTTCAGCCGGATGAATGTCACCGTTCCAAATGCGTGTGACCTTCACATCACCCACACCGTTGATTTTCTTAACAGTTTCAATATAGTCTGCACGGTTACCACCAAATGACTGTTCCTTGAAACTGTCAAAGTACCTTTGTCTTAACACTTCGGTATCTTCATCATCTTCACCCGGTATCAGGATTTCAGTCAGGGTTGCGGTCTGTAAACCGTCAATGTATTCCATAGGAATCATCTGACCCAAATACTGATTTCCAATCACACCCGGTGTTTCACAAATGACCCTGTATGACCCCGGTGTTATCATTTCAGTCACCAAATAATTCACATCACCGATATTGAAACGTTGCCCGGTCACATCAATGGTTGCCGGAACAAATTCACCTTTCAGGATTGTGTTGGTTGCTTCTTCCGGGGTGATACCCCTGTCTTTGCAAAGTCTGATTAAAAATTCCCTTGCAGCGGTGTCACCGTATGAATTGACAATCAAGGTTTCAAGTTCAATATACAAAACTTGAAGTTCAATGGCGGTTGAACTGTGTGTGTCCCAAATCAGGGAACTTTCCCTTTTATCCAGTTTGTCAGATACACGGTCAAGCATACGTTGCAGAATCACTTCATAAGTTTCTGTTTCATACATCAAATATTCACCTCTTTCTCTGCTGCAAAATCACCAAATACCGTGTGAACGGTAAAAGTGGTATGAACCACCCCTTTGACACTGGTGTCATGTTCAAAGTCTGATACCCTGACAATGCGTGAATCAGCAAGTAATGCTTCTTCAATTCTGCGTTCAAGTTCAGGGCATACATAAGTAACAGGCTGACCGTAAAGGTCAAGGGTTTCAATGCCATAATTCCACGAATAGATAACATACTGATACCGTTCCGTGCTTAATATCCTGAAAACAGTCTGTTTCATTGCTTCCAGTGAATCACAAAAACCCCTGACTGAATTTCCGTTCAAGTCCATTTTGTAGTTTTTACTTGGTTGTTCCTCAATCTCAAAATCTTGGTCAAGGAAACCAACGGTTGAAGGTATCACGTTTACATCACCCCAATTCTGTCAATGACAACATACTTCTGACCTTCCTGTTGCCTGATTAAAATTACTTCATCACCAACTTCCAACTGATTGTGGATAGTGATTTCTTTCTGACCCACAACGTTATGCGTGTGTTTCACATTTTGGGTCTTACTGGTGATATTGATTGAATCACCTTCACCGTCAGACCCTTCAACCTTGTGGGTATGGTTCTGTGTTTCCTTTTCAGTTTCCCACTGAACCGTGACCATGGTTTTGTATTCCGTCACGTTCCGGGAAAGAATCAACTGGGCTTTCCCCAGTATCATTTTTTGTTCAACATTTATCTGCAACGGTGAAGCAGATACCACCTGACCAAAGTACACGTTCACTGGTTTAGCGGATTCCATTGCTTCAAGTGCTGCACGTTTCATTGCTTTGACAAGCCCAACTGCATCAGGCAACGAACTCACCACCTCTCAACGTCAGGTTCATCCAGTGTTCACCTTCCTTGTAGGTGTGAGTGACTTTTTCCACAAGCATGAAATTTTTCACCTTTGTATCACCAAGGTCAAGGTTGATGACTACCATTGAACCCGCCCTGACCCTATTGTCACCGATTGCGTTGGTGATTCTAAGGCTGCGGGTCTTTTTATTATAAAGGGATAACAGTGCATCAGCCTTTGCCTGACCGTTTTCCCCTTTCTGCAATGTATCAAAATACTGCAAGATGCCCCATTTGCCAATGTTGGAAGAATCCTGTGCAATATATACTTCCCTATATCCTGTATCTTCATTGTCATAGGTCAGTTTCACTTTGTTGTAGGTGTTGTCATCAATAGAAGAAGAATATTCAAAGTTTTCACCTGTTTCTTCATCAATCATCAGATATGCACCCGGAACACCGACATACATTGATGACAGTGCTTTCAAGGTCAACTTACCAAAGTCATCATATAACACGAACATTTCCCCGGTATTTGTCAGGGTCAGGTCAAGGGCATTTTCAATCATTTCAAATAAGGCGGTATTTTCTTCCACCCTTGAAGGTATCACATACCCGGTGTTTTCCAGTGTCCCAACGTTCAACTGAAAATCAGCAGCCAACATTGAAATAAACTGGGAAGCGGTCTTGTTTTCATAGACCTTGGTATCTTTATTTTTCAAATACCGCAACTGGTCATAGGCGGTGACCGTGATAATTTGGTCTTTTGTTCTCTGTTGCTTGAACACAAAACCAAAAAACACATTGTCACCGTCCACACGTAACCTGACAGGACTACCTTCCGAAAAATCAAGAATGTCATCCTTCAAGACTTTGAAAACCAGTTTTCCGGGGGTGCTTCTTCTTTCAGTTGACCATTCAACCCCTTCTTCCACTGCGGGCTGATATACTTTTGTTCCTGATTCATTACCAACCAAAAGTTCAACGTTCATTGAATCACCCCTTTCTATGCTGCCGGAATCGTCAAAACCTGTCCCGGATAAATCAGGTTAGGGTTGCCACCAATGACACCCTTGTTTGCATTGTAAATAATGGTATATTTTGAACCGTTGCCATAATACTTCTTAGCAATAGCCCAAAGACAATCACCCTTCTTGACCGTGTACGTCTGCGGTGATGCCGGAACAGGTGCGGTTGGTGTCGGTCTTGTCGGTTCAACACTTGCCTTTGGTTTATTTCCGGCAATCGTAACATTGACCGTTTTTGTACCATAGTCCCGCCACTGTTTCAGTTTCACTTTGACTTTCAGGTCAAATCCCTGTTTCGCATCCTCTGTGATTTTATAATCTTCCAAGGTCACCTTGATGTTGGTATTGAAGAACTTCTTACCATTTGGTGACTGTCTGCATACGATAAACTGAAACGGTTTCTTGTCTGTTTTTAACTGTTCAAAGTAGTTCAGGAAGTAACTTGCACCCTTGAACCCTGACGGATATACCGCATAGGGTTGTTTCACTTGCGGTATATCACATTCAAACTCAACATCAGTCAACCCCGCTTTTTTCAGGATGTTAATTTCACCTTCATTGATAAGGGTCAACGTGTCATTTTTATTGTTTATCTTGATTGTGAGTTTAGAA